TATGAACCTCTAATCTTTAAACCACGTGTGTTAGTTTGGAAATTATTAGTAATATCAAATTGCTTCTGAAGCTCCTCTTCATTGTTGTCAATAAATGTTTTATAATCATCATCCATTGTTGTCTTTAATAAGGCATCTTTCTCTTCTTTCACAAAATCCTTAAAATCATTGGAAATATCTTCAAATGAAACATTGTATTTATATGAAACAAAATTTAAAAATTGAATAAACTTTTCCATTGATTTATCAAATTCCCATTTATTTAGGAATTTTTCAAAATAAAATAATTCTTTTTGTTTAATTATTTTTTCTGGAGAACAAAAAGAAACACATACAAATTTTTGACCTGAAATTGTCTTATCTTCTTCTAATAAATCAATATATTTTGGATTGGGTTTACCATTAAGTTCTTTTCTCTCAAATGAGGATTTTTTTGAATTTTTAGAGCGTTCCATTTTAGTTAATTAAACTATTTAATTTTAAGTTTTTTATCGCATTATATATATTTTTTTCTTTTTATTTATTATAAATGAACGGTTTAATAAATGTTGCTGAACTAGTTAAGAGAGTTATTAAGTATTTGGTTGAAGGTTTAATGGTTGCTATTGCTGCTTATGCCATTCCTAAACGTTCTTTGAATATTGAAGAAATTGTGTTGATTGCTCTAACTGCCGCCGCTACCTTTAGCATTCTTGACACTTATGTGCCATCTATGGGCGCTACTGCCCGCTCTGGTGCTGGCTTTGGTATTGGTGCGAATCTCGTTCGTTTCCCAGGGGGATTTTAACAGGTCATTTAATATGATAAAATAACTACAACATAATATATTTAATCTAACTGTAATATATTATGTCAACTAAATCTATGAATTATATGTACGGTGGTGATCGTGTTGTGTATACACCTGACCAAATAGAAGAGCTTAAAACACTTTTATCTAATTGGGAAGAAGAATATTTTAGACATTATATTGAAGAATGGCAAAATAATGGTATTGCGTTTCACCAACTAGAGGATATTATTAGTCACATAACTGATCCAAATTATAGTGAACAAACGACAACATTAAATAATTTTAATAATGAAGAACGTTCATTAAATGTAACTCCAATTGATTTTGATGATGATACATTGGTTGATTCTATCCGTTTTTCAAATGCTTCTGATATGTCTAATATTTCTGATATTTCTAATATTTCTAATGCTTCTGAGATGTCTACTATAAGTTATCCAGATATGGAAAATTATACATTTGATGGAGAAGGTCAACATGGTGGAAAGAAACAAAGAAAAACAAGAAAATATAAATTAAATAAGAGAATCAATCGCAAAACTGTAAAAGGCAAGAAACATAGAACTACTAAAAGACGCCGTAATGCCCGTATTAAAACTAAGAAACAAAAAGGTGGCACGTGTTATGGAAATGGTATAGGAGCAAATTCTTATGATCCGAATTTGTCTATATATAATACACGTGAATTAAACTTATTTCCTTATAAACCAACATAATCCGTTTGCTTATATAGTAGGTATAAATTCCCAATCTAATTCTTGACAAATCTTTTTCCAAATGCTATCTTGTTCAATTCTTTTTTCTTTGTCTTTCAACATAGGAAAATGTTCTAAATATTGGTCTTCACCTAGGAGCTCACATAATTTAAATGCTGTATAATAGTAATTTAAAAAATTAACACGGTCTTCTGGACAATGTTTGGAATAATAAGATTGTATTTCAACAAATAAATTACAGAGTGTCTCCTCTAATTCTTGACTCATAATAGGTGGTTTAATACCAAGCTTATCTTTTATAAATGGTATATGCTCATAATATTTATTATATCCTAATTTTTTAAGAATTTCTTTAGTTTTAATATTTGTTATTTCACTCATGTCAATTCTCTCTTTTTTGATTTGAAGTTTAATATTTTCAATTACATCATATGGAATTTGTGTGGTCTCTTTTCCTTGGAATTGCGCTAATATTTCTTTAAAATGATTAATTCTTTTATATGCGTAAAAGCACACTTCTTTTGGCGGTTCTTTATAGGATGGTTTTTCATTTTCAATTAAATAAGGTATAGTTATAGAACAACTATTACACACAAGTACGCCATCTTCTTCAATAGGTATGAGCTCCCCTTTATGACAATTTTGACAAATATCAGATTGGCAAATAAAAGTATTTACATCAAGAAAAGTATCATCAATATTACTTAAATATTTTTTGACTATATTATTATTTTCTATGAGCTCTAAATCATTTATATTATCTTCATTTTTAATTTTAAAAAAAGAATTAACTAAATTGGTTTTATTTGTATTAATTTGGGCTGTAGTTCCAGTAGAAATGTTTTTTTTATTTTCAAAGTATTCAAAAATATATTTTGAATTATCTAAAAAATAATTTTTTTTCCTGTTTTTGATTTCTTTTATTTTTTCTGTTATTTCATTTATTTTATCTTCCAAATTTAACCTTTGCTCTAATGAAATGGTATCAATTTCATTTATTATTTTTTCTTTAATTTCTTGTCTCTCTAATTTTAATTCAGGTATAACATCTACATCATATTTAACAAACTCATTTAAGAATTCTTTGTGCTTTGTATCAAGTGTAACTGAAGCTTTTTTATTGTATTTTATTTTTTTATTGGATTTTGGTTTAAATGTTGGCATATATTCTTTTATATTATAATTAAAAGTTATTTAATTAAAAATAAAACCAAATAATATTTCAATAAAAATATAATAGTTTAAATTTAATTAAAACTTTTCTAGAAACTATTTAATGGATATCAATATAAATGTTGATTCTTTAAAAGATTTAGAAAACGATAAAATTACGTTGGACTTTATTAAATACAAAAAAATGCTTTTACTTTTTAATTCTATAGAGCAAGGTTGGAGTGTAAAAAAACGTAATGATTCATATGTTTTCACAAAAAACCACGAGGGCAAAAAAGAAGTATTTGAAGATTCCTATTTAATAAATTTTATGAAAACCAATTTAGATATGGATAAGCTGTTTCCTTAATTTTACATTTTTATAAATTTTAAATATGTAAAATGCAGTCATATATAAAATATTAGAGAGAATATAAAATAATGAAAATACATTAATTTAAGAAATATTTTTGTATATTAAGAAATATACAAAAATATTAAAACAAAATCAACCATATGATTTCATTTAGAAAAACCCAAATTTTATGCATTTAAAAATAAATTTTAGCTGGATTTTTTTAAAAAAAAATTTTAGCACTATTTTAGGTGTAAAATAAACAAGGTTTGAAAGTTCTATAAAATTATTTTTTTTTTGAAATTTAAAATATAATTTGAATTAATTTTAATTAAATTAAAATCCAAAAAATTTTTTTCTTCAGTGATATTATAAAATGGGAGGTGGATTAATGCAACTAGTCGCTTATGGTGCTTAACCAATATCTTGGGCATCAACAGTGAGCTGCTATTATGGGTCGCATATCGCCATAATGGGAAAACAGTGTAAATATGTGGATAAATATGAAATTTATATTTATCATATAACTCGCTAGTAGAAACATAGAATTAAAATAAATATGATACAAATTAATTATGGGTTCTGCAAGACTTCCAAATTGCGGGGACTTCCTTAGAGCTTCAATTACTTCTTATATATGATGACATATATAATACCAGCGGAGAGAGACCGTTTGGCATAGTAAAAACATTGAAGATTGGATAATCCGCAGCGAAGCTACTTATTTCGAAAACAATTTAAAGTTATTGGTTTAAATTATACTATAATTATGGAATTAGGTGATATTTATTGTTTGACTAGTCCATCTGGGAAAAAATATATCGGACAAGCTGTAAAGAAATTAAAAAATGGCAAAAAATGGGGATATATTAGTAGATGGAAAGATCATATTAGAGATTCTAAAACAAAAGACTACTGTAGACTGTTAAATAACTCTATTAGAAAATATGGTTATGAGAGTTTCAAAATAGAACTGTTAAAAGAGTGTTTAGTAGAAGAATTAAATAAATATGAAAAAGAATATATATTAGAATTAAATACACTAAGTCCTAATGGTTATAATTTAACAAATGGAGGAAATTTTTGTCAACAGACTGAAGAAACGCAAATATTAAAACGTGATAGTATGATTGGTAAAAATAAAGGAAAAATATATCCAAAACGCATCAGAAAAAGATCAGAAGATAATGAGTTACCAAAATATATAAGACATTATACTGATAATTCTGGAAAGGAAGGATATAGAATTTCAAGTCATCCAACGCTTAAATCAAAGTCTTTTTTAAGCAAATCAATAACGATGGAAGAAAAATTAAAATTAGCATTGAATTACATAAATGCTGAAAATGCAGAAATAAGTTGAACGTTCAACGAGTAGACGGTAGTCGGGACTTAATGATAGTGCTAGCAACACTTGAAAGTTCTTAAGGTGTACTCTGGCCTTATAAGAAATTATAGGGATCATCGCAAGATGTTTACCTTACAGGTAATCCTCAAATTACTTTTTGGAAAGTTACTTATCGTAGATATACTAACTTTGCTATTGAATCTATTGAACAAACTTTCAATGGACAAGCTGACTTCGGTCGCCGTGTACAATGTGTCATCTCCAGAAACGGAGATTTGGCATACCGTACTTATTTACAAGTTACTCTTCCCGAGATCAACCAACTTATGGGTCTTGGAAACTATTCTACCGGCCAAAACACCGGTGTGTATGCTCGTTGGCTAGATTTCCCCGGTGAGCAACTTATTGCCCAAGTTGAAGTTGAGATTGGTGGTCAACGTATTGATCGTCAATATGGTGACTGGATGCACATCTGGAACCAACTTACTATGACCTCTGAACAACACCGTGGTTACTTCAAGATGATTGGTAACACCACTCAACTTACCTTCATCACTGATCCTTCTTTCTCTGATGTTGAATCCCCTTGTGACTCTTTGGCTCCTCGTCAAGTTTGTGCTCCCCGTAACGCTCTTCCTGAGACCACTTTGTACGTTCCTCTTCAATTCTGGTTCTGTACCAACCCCGGTCTTGCTTTGCCTTTGATTGCCCTTCAATACCACGAAGTCAAGATCAATCTTGATATCCGCCCTATTGATGAGTGCTTGTGGGCCGTTACTACCTTGAACTGCAACACCAATCCTTATTCTGGCCGCTCTGGTCAAAATACCGTTGGTCAACCCGTTCCTGCCACTATTGCTTACAATCAATCTTTGGTTGCTGCCTCTTTGTATGTTGACTACGTCTTCTTGGACACTGATGAGCGCCGCAGAATGGCACAAAACCCCCATGAATACTTGATTACTCAACTCCAATTCACTGGTGATGAGTCTGTTGGTTCTTCCAGCAACAAGATCAAGTTGAACTTTAACCACCCCGTTAAGGAGCTCATCTGGGTTGTTCAACCCGATCAAAACGTTGACTACTGTTCTTCTTTGACTTGTGATGCTCTCTTGTTCAAGGTTCTTGGTGCTCAACCCTTCAACTACACTGATGCCATTGATGCTCTTCCTAATGCTATCCATGCTTTTGGTGGTCCCGCATCTGTTGCTGCTGACTCTCGTGCTTTCATTGATGCCCGTGGTCTTTTCAATGATGCCGGTGCTTTGGATTACAATCCCGAGCAACTTGGTGTGTCTGGTTTCACTGGATACTGGCACGGACCCTCTAACCCTTACAATGAGGCTAACCTTGGTGGTGAGGCTGTTCTTTTGCCCGCTGGAACCCCTAGCAATATTGTTGAGCTTCTCCAAACCACTGGCTCTCACCTTGAGAACTCTGGTGTGTCTGATGCTGGTACCTTTGTTATGTCTGAAACCTCTTTGGACATGCATTGTTGGGGCCAAAACCCTGTTGTCACCGCTAAGCTCCAACTTAACGGCCAAGATCGCTTCTCTGAGCGTGAAGGTTCTTACTTCTCTTGGGTCCAACCTTACCAAGCACACACCCGTTGCCCTGATGAAGGTATCAACGTGTACTCTTTTGCTTTGAGACCTGAAGAACACCAACCCTCAGGCACATGCAACTTCTCACGTATTGACAATGCCACACTTCAATTGGTCTTGTCTAACGCTACCGTTGAAGGCACCAAGACTGCTAAGGTCCGTGTCTATGCCACCAACTACAACGTGTTGCGTATTATGAGTGGTATGGGGGGATTAGCCTACAGTAACTAAAGAAATATATTAATTTATATATTATTCATAAAAATGATTTAAAGAGATTTCATATTATATAATTATAATATGAACCAATTAGAAGCCTGTAGTAATCTTAATCAATGTTTAAGAAATAAGCCATCATTTTGTGTTAACTGTGATTATTGCTTTCTTAGTTATGGAAAATATGAATTTATTCTTGACAGTGAAGATTATATTGAAATTAGAGATGACTTAAATAAAACATTTAAAATAGATGTTAATCATTTTTATCCATATTATAAAGAAAATAATAAGGAAATAAATATTTTAGAGCATTTGTATCATTTCAATCATATTGATAATATATATTCTTTTAAAAATAATAATAAATATGATTTACGAAGAGAAAATGTTGTGTGTTATCCAAAGATATATAATGAAATTGTAAATAAATATAATATAATTGAGTATATTCAAGGACATTATTCAACATTAGGTCAACAAGCTTATAAAATTAAAAATTGTTTGTGGAAAATTAAAGAAAATGAAAAGGAGTTTTTATTAATGTATTGTGAACAAAATACATTATGTAAATTGTGCTCTGAAAGTTATAAAAAAATAATAGATTTTGAAGTTAAAAATAATAGCAATAAAAAGATGACCTGGTATAAGACCTCAAATGGATATATTCAATCACATACTACATATGCATTGGGAGACCACAAAGTATATTATATTCATCAAGTAATAACCGGATGTTATGGTAATGGTAAAGGAACTAAAAATATTAGCGTAGACCATATAGACCAAGACCCTTTAAACAATTCATTAGAAAATTTAAGAATAGCAACAAGAGAAGAACAAGAACAAAATTCAAAAGGTATTAAAGAAGGAACAAAGAGAGAAAGAAAACATAATGCAAAAGATTTGCCTGAAGGAATTACACAAGATATGATGAAAAAGTATGTATATTATAATCGTGAATTTTATGACAAGGAAAAAACAAAGGAAAGAGAGTTTTTTCGTGTTGAACATCCAAAATTAGATAAACCATGGACTACATCAAAGTCTGAAAAAGTATCAATTCAAGAAAAATTACAGCAAGCTAATAAAGTAGTTGATGATTTGGAAAATGATATATATCCTGAAAAAAATGCACCATTACTACCAAAATATCTATCATTGATTGTAGCAAGAGATAAACCACATTTAGTATTTGAAAAAAGAATAGATGGAAAACGTCTCAACGTTAAAATGGTTTTGCCAGAAGAATATGACCTAGAAGAACAGTTAATAATTTTGAATGAAAAAATAAAAGAAAAATATGAAGGAGAAAGTATATTTGAAGAAAATAAAAAACCACTAAATAAATTTAAATATACATTATTTATAACGCTAGATAGTATCAAAAAATATGTTGATAAAATAACATTTGATATAAGCAGATATGGGAAATTTACACACTCAATTGAATTCAATGAATTGGTTACAGAAAAATTTGCCGTTGAAAAAGCAGAAGAATGGTTATCTAACAAAGTAACAATTGATTATTTTAATTCAATTAAAAGTGATTTATTTTATAAATTTGATGACGTGGATAAAGAATTGGAATATATTAAAGATAAAAATAAAGGAGATTTATTAACAGAATGTAAATATTTGGAAGAAGCAAAAATACATTCAACTCATTTTTATATAAAATGTAGTTCGTAATTGTATAAAAATGGAATAGGACAATACGACATAAATAATAATTTAATTAAAGAATTTACTTGTAAATATGAATGTATACGTGAGTTATCTATGAGTGACAAAACACTTGAAAAAGCATTAGATAAAAATATATTATATAATAAATATTATTATAAAAGCCTTGGAAGTAAATTTAGTTGTATATAAAATTAAAACATACATTTTAATTTTTTATATTAACACTTATATATGAGTTGTTTATTTAATAGCTTGAGTTATTTTATAAATGAAAGCAGTTGTCAAATTAGGCAAACCATATGTGATTATTTGAAGGATAATAAACCTATTATTGATGGACTTGAAACCCATAATGTTCTTCAATTTGAAAGTAAAGATGCGAATACTTATATTACAAATATGAGGTCAACATCAACCTGGGGAGGAGCTATTGAAATACAGTCAGCATGTAATATTTGGAATTTGCGAATAAATGTGAAAAACTATAGAGACCAACAAA